ACCCTACCGGCTTGTTCACACTGCTTGCGATATTTCTCGTAGTCTGGGTGCTCAGTCATATTTTAACCTTTCTAGCTATCTTCTGCTCTAGCTTTATTTTGCTCTTTCTGCGCTCTATTCTTTTCCTGCATAAAGGTCAGTTCAAGCTGGTTCTTTTCCCTTAATTGATCCATCTCAAGGCGATGCTTCTCTGAATCTTGCTGGAGTTCTTGCGAATGCGCCTGCTGGTCAAGCTGAGCCTTCTGCATTTGCATTCTCATCTGCTCCTGAGCAGCCATACCCTTAGAAGATTGCTCTTGTTGCCTAACCTGTGCCTCTTGTTGCTTGGCTTGGGCCTCTTGCTGCTTAATCTGCATCTCAAGCTGCATCTTCTGAAGCTCCATTTGGGCTTTCTGTTGCTCCATCTGCATCTTTTGCTGCTCCATCTGCATTTGCATCTGGGCGGCCTGAGCCTCAGGGTCTTCACCTTGCTGAGCTTCCTCTTCTGCGGCCTGATCCTCCTTCATCTTCGCCATATCCAGCAGATATGGGTTTACATCAAGGTCATTAGCGCGAGCCCAGTCCCTCATGAACGCATTGTATGGACCATCTATGCCCATACCTACAAATTCCTGCATCATCGGGAAAGCTATCTGGGCAAAGTCGTTAAGTTGGCGAATTCTGTTTGTTTTGTTTGGTTTTCTTGCAGATCCGGCCTCAATTCTAAAATCAAAGTCCCGAACAGACCTTTCAAACTCCTGTTGCTGCATTTGGCTTTCCCAAATCACAGCACCTACCTGGCCTAGCACGTTTTCTACGTCATCTGCCCCCAAACTCCACTCTGCCGCCAACATTTCCCTGTTAGCACAGTGACTTAACCAGTCTTCCACCCGAGATGCCATGTCATCTGGGCGAACAGAGGTGTTTTGGTTACGAACATCGGCTTCAGTGGCCGATCTAATCTGGGTACTACCGGAAAGCCCATACAAAAGCTCTGTAAGCCCGGTTCTTTTGTCAATTAAGTCCAATACTTCGGACACCATGCGCCATATGTCTATGTTAAAGCTAGGTGCGTCCAAGAAAGACACTACATCCTTAACACTTCGACCGAAAATTTCACTAACTTCGATGTGAGTGTAGGGTCCAACACCAGATTTGATCTGATCCTGGATTTCTGCTCCAGCCGCCTTCGCAATAGCGACATAAGTAGTGGACGCAGCAGCTACTTTGTCGGCTAAAAATGACATACACCAGTTTACAAACCGCAATTCCCCAATCGCAGGCTTGATAAGTGATATTGGCCACACTTCCTTTGGTTTTTCATAGAAGTGCAGCTTGCTAAACGGCCAACCACCATCAGTCCAGAACGGAATAGGCCATTGAGAACGCAAAAAGATAGCATCTTCCTCTTCTGCGAGTGCCATAGGGGGCATGTTTAGAGGAAACGGGATGTCTTCACTTACTGCAATGAAGCAAAAGTCGCCAAATTGCTCATAATCAAACTTTTCTTTTACATCCTTAACAACTCCAGACTTTCTTAGGCGATCGCCGAAGCCAGCCTTAGAGTAAACTTGCCAATATTCGATCAAATCAAAGGAATCACCACGCTTCTTAGACTCAGAGTTTTCCTTTGTGCTCTTATTGTTCTTCTCGGCCTGCTTATTTAGGGAAGATTTGTTGCCTTTTAGCTGTCCTTCTAGCCCGTACTCTCGCTCTACCTTCCAGCGAGGCTGCACGCATCGCCTTGCAATCCATTGAACGTCATCCCAATACTGTGCATCGGGGTCAATGACTACATCATCAACAGAAACATAGACACTTCGCGGCATTTTCATCTGAGAGCCGTGTGGTTGATGTAGTTCCGTCCAAAGAAAACTCATGCCCTTAATGATAGCTTCGTTAATAGCCATTCGAGCGTGTGTTTTTTTGTCACATGTTTGCTGAAGCCAGTTAAGGTAGTGTTCTTTTAAGTGACCTATATTTCGCTTCTTGTCATTCTCCATATCTTGTTGGAAAACAAGAGCCTGAGCCTGCTGAACCTGCTGTTCGTTCTCAGGATCAATCCCTAGCATAGTAGGTTCGATAGGAGGAGTTATCCTAGGGCTTACCTGGATAACAGGATTCCGATGATAGAGAACAGGGCCAAAGAGAGCGACTGCCTCGAAGACCCTGTTCACTGTCATGCGGAATGTCGGGAGAGCTCCCTCTGCTTTTTTATCCAGGAAACCCCCGGCTGACTTTGCATACTCGCCTTTCCACATCCAGTCATGAGAGCCATCGAAGAATTGCATAGCTTCCTTGGCATATTTACCAAAGCGCTCTTCCTTCTGCTTCTTGGCTTTCTTAATCTTTTCCATCCATTGATCTACAATGGGGGCAAATGGTTGCTCGTGCTCGCTATAATCAGCCATTGAAATCTCCAGGTTAGGTCACGGTGACCTAAGTTTATTCTTCAGTTTTCTTACGTTTAGGAGCTGCTTTCACAACCTGCTTTACAGCGCTATGCTCTAAGGCAGCTACTCGTGCCTTCAGATCTTCTCGCTCTTTTTCGAGTCGTTTATGCTCATCGGTAAAATCCCATGATCCAGACTCTCTATGGTCTACATTCCAGTCCAATCGAGGGTCATCTACATGCTTTACGGAATCGTGCACCATTCTTTCAGCGGTTCTTAAAACAACATTCTTCCCCGTCTTGCCAATATTAACTATCCACGCAAGATGCGGGTGAGTTAAGTTGTGATTAGGGTAAAAGAAAACTGCTGTTCCTAGCTCCACCTCAGGCATAACAAACTCTTGTGATAGCTCTCGAGGCGATTTCTTAACTTCAGTGCTCATGGGTTATTCTCCACGGGGTCCAAGGGTGATGGTATTGCTGGCAAGACCTTTAGCCTTAGCAGCTTTTTGTGCTGACCGCATAGCGCGGCCTTTAAGTATTTCTCCTACTATACCACGCACAACACGTTTTTTCTGCGGTCTTACATATTTTAACCCATGTGCGGCAGCATATTCCAGTGTTTCTATTGCGTGACAGTTTGCCCGGCGATTTCCTTGATCGGTTACATACCCATTAGCAAACTTCTTCTTGAATCTATTAAACTCCCTGCATAGATTAGGGCATCTTGCAGTAACTACAAGAAGCTCTGTTGTGCCTTTTTCGTTTAGGTTTATCCACGACCTTAACTTCATTTCACGACCAGGAACATCGTCGCTTCCACTAAGGAATCCATGTCCTGTTGTGTTACTTCTAACGCGGTGTCTTTCCAGTTCTTTAGAATACTGGACTCTAGGCAAAACACCACTACCGATTTCACGAATTCTACCCCCGTGTGCGTCGATAATGAATGCCTCAAATTGCCCGCCATGTTGCTGAACCTTCTGAGCTACCATATCACCAAACTTCGCTGCCGTACAGTTGTGTATATAAAGCTCATCGTAACATACAACATGCCTGCCCATATTAGGAGGGGGCACGGCCAGGAAAGTAACAGCGCAAGTGCTGTGACCCGGGTCAACGACCATGTACTTGCACCACTCTTCGCCCGGCTTACCGTCATTCTTAGTGAGGTATTCTTGAACTTTATTTCTAGGCTCATCAAATTTTATCGCGTTATGAACATCCTTTGAGAAGTTAGGGTACATAAGCACGCTATCAGTAACAAGCTCGCCTAACGCCCTTTTCCTGAATTCATCCTCCCCCTTAGCCTTCCATCGCTTAATATTCTCCTGCTTAACCTGCTCAGGCATAAAAGGATTGTCGAATATAGTTGCTCTAAAAACTCTTGTAGAAGCATTTTCCTGGCCTTCTTCGTCTTCAGCCCTTTCTGCTAAATTTACTAAAGCATCGTTCTTAGAATGGGGCAAAGCTGACCATCGCAGCTTTCCGTCACGCATAGACAGACGGGCAATCATTTCGTCATACCATTCAGACCGTTCAAGGTCTTCATCTATGTGAACTAAATCGGCTTGGAAACCCTGAGAAGGATCCCCCTTAGAGCCCATCGCATAAATGGTCCAGCCATTGTGAAGTTCACAAATCTCAAAAACATGTTGAGCGCGTTTCTTCCAAGCAAACTGCTTTATGAATCGCTCTGGAATAAGCGGAGGAGCTGGCTTAGCTTCCGCTTTTCTTTCCCAGTCAGACTCGATCCACGGCTTCCAAGCACGCCACTTTCTAGTGACGTTATCTTTGATAATTTTGAACGCTCCAGAGCGAAATAAATATTTATGAATGGTACGGCCAATGTGCCCCTCGTCCATACCGAGGCAAACCATGATACCGTTTTCTTTGGGATACTTCCCATATGGATCTTGCCCTGTGGCAGCTCTAGCATCTTCGACAAAAGCGCAGAGAGATTTTCCAACCTGATTGCCTGCCTGTATAAGAGCTTCTTTGGCATGACAGGCGTGGTATTGATCCTGAAAGGGTAGTGGTTCATATAATCTAAGAGCTTCTGATTCTCGTCTTGCTTTTTCGACATGGAGCTGGCGTATATTAGCTTTCTGATACTCAGTAATACCTTCCAGAATACTTTGCTGGGAAGGATTGTTATTGTCACTTAGATTCCCCATCGTCCCTGCTTAACTTGTAGAGTGTTTGCATATCAGGATCCATAACTGAACGCATAGATCGTTCTATTTCTTCATCAAGCTCCTCGTTGGTTAATTCCTCAAAGGACTTTTGGGCAGCACCAGACTCGGAAACTTTAATATTTAATCTCAGGATTGATTCTAAAATGCGTTGTCTTTGTTGGCTACCAGGCGCAGACCTATAAAATGTAGCCGCTATCTGCTGAGCAAGACCGCCAGGACCACCAAACGCTTCCATTATCCTCTGGAAGGTTTCGCCCATATGCGGAACATCAGATCCGCCTTTGATGAGGGTATCGAGTATATCAACACCCTCATCTTCGACTTTATCTATAGCTTTGCTGACCTTTTCTTTTCTATTCTTTTCGACTTCTTCAGATCGACACATCTTACATGTGCTTCTGTATCCATCAGCAGAATGATTGTCCCTATGCCAAAACTCACGGGTCAGGGGGTAGTCAACATTGCATCTCGTACAACACTTATTATTGTCCATACATTCCTCTTTGGTTTGCTTGCGTTGCAGTTGGCTGCTGACCTGGCTGGTAGCCTTGAGATGTATTAGCCATCATTTGCATTAAGGGGTCAACTGGCCCACCTGCGTTAGGGATTCCGGCGCCAGGAGGACTTGCTGCTGGCCCGCCCGCAGGACGAACATTTCCAGCTTCCATACCTTGCATAAGTCCACCCATAACTTTATCTACGCCGGGAGACTTCATGTCACCTATACCTGCACCGGGCCCCTGTTCTCCACCACCGGCTTGACCTTGAGCCATAGCCATAAGTTGATCTGGAGTCATTGGACCTTGCTCTCCTTGAACAGTTAATGCTCCGCTATTAAGACCCTCCATAATCTGAGGGTTGCTTGTAACAAGCTGCATTAACTGCTGAGCCCCTTCTGGAGTATAGGGGAATTCCTGAACGGGTTGTCCTGATTGAGTATCTACTAGAGTTGGCATCTTAATTTACCTTTTATCCATAGGGGTTTTTAATTTTCTTTCTTAGGCGTGTTGGAGTGAACACTCTAATTCTTTCCTCCACATCACCGATTGTATCAGTTTCAGGGTTGTTATTCTCATTATTATCTCCGCCGCCATCATTGTCACCGGGCACACCGATCTCTGGCTCAAAATCATCTTCCTCCTCTTCTTCGGGGGGAGTGTCGATTATTGGCTCAAAATCATCATTGTCCCACCAATGCACATCAAAACCTCTACGATCTAAGTCTTCTTCTCTACCGAGAGGTGAAGTACCAAACGTTTCGTCAATCCAGTCTCTTACATGACTTCCATCCCGCCATCCAAAAATACCTTCTGTTTTTTGCTTATATTCGTCGTACCCTTCTTCTCCTTCAGCAATTTCAGTCGGCTCTAATCCAAATCCAACCCAGTCAGACTTTCCTGCATCGTGCCAATCCTGGAGAGCCCTTGCTTTATACCAAGACTCTCCAAGCTCCCACGGATGTCCAGGTCGGCCAGCCCTTAAGTTAATTACATTGCCGGATTCGTCAAAATCAAACTGGGAGCCCTTACCTACATTTTCCATGTAGTCTTTGTTCAAAGCGGGATCTGCATAAATCGCTTCCCAAAGCCTTTGGCGACTACCTTTGGAATCAAGTACATTATGAATCCTGCCATTCCTCATCTCTTGCTTCCAAGTTGCATCGTCAGGAATACCCGTAACTGGATCGTATTGTATTCCAAATCTAGCCAGGGTTCCATCTGCGTGTTTTGCGTCAAGCCAGTCAGCCCACCTTCTTCCATCCCACCTTCTGTACGCTTCCCATTTAGCCCCTGGCTTCCTCTGTTCCCATGTGCTAATACCTTGCCGTCTCATTTTATCAATTTTATTTTGGATCATCTGGTCATAGCTAATGGCGTTCTCGTTATAAGTACCAGTTTGATCCTGAAGGCCTTCCCAGCCTTCCCCTAAATACTCCCCAGCATCTTCTGCTGCCTTGATTTTATCTATCCAGTATCTCCAATGGTTTAATGCGGAATCGCTAAAATAGTCAAACCCTGGCCTGGATCCAACCCATGCCCCTAAATCCACAAGTTTTCCATCGAACGTTCTTTTTAACCGAGAGCCGAGATTGTAGTCTGAGCCACCCTGACGTGCTTTTCGTAAATTGTACTTCGGTATATATAACCCCCTGTTGTAATCACGGAGGTGCATCCTTTCCCTGTCCATCATTGCACGGGCAACTCGATCCCACTCATCAAATTTATCAAGAGATTTGTACTCTTCAAGCCAATCAGGATTAGTATTCCAAGCCATTTCTTTCTCCAATAAAAAAGTGCCGGGCCCCCGAAGGAACCCGACACCGCACCCAAGACCCTACACTTCCGTGAGGAGGTGTTCTTGTTGGCTGTACAGCCGGGTATTAGGACTTACATCTGAACACAAGCACAAATCAAGATGCTATCACCTGCACCTGAAGCACTACCGTCGAAGTTCGTAGCATCCGAAGGTTGGATTGCTCGACCTACTACGTTTACAGCTTCAGCAGCAACAGCAGCATCGCTGCCAGAGGCAAAATCATTTAGGTATCCACTTGCAGCAGATACTAAAGGAACGCCTACAGCTACGCTTTGCGAGACTGCAAGTTTAGCAACAACTGGACCACCGATAATAAGCCAAAACAAGTCATGTTTAGGCACAGCAGAAGAAAGCTGATCGTCACCAATTCCGCAGAAAAGATTTACTGCGTTAGTAACACCATCAACTCGGCCAATGACCTGTCGGCCAAACTCTTCCCATTCCGCTTGAGTATCCGTATTATCACCCGCAACAGAAGCTGTCATAGTGCCAGCTGAGTTAGGGCTAGACGGAGTAAGGTCAAACTTCAAGGCAAGGCTTGCAGCTGTTAAAGCAGCATCGCTGTTATTGCGGACGCAGACGGCGCGAATGGTTCGCCCAGATCGACGATCCTTCCCACCGCGAACGGCAGGAGTTCTATCGACATCGGCAAACTCGAAGATAGCACCTTCCCAATGCGTGTTAATTAATTTGACTTCGGTTGTACCGTCCGGAAGAACAGTGGTTTCTGACCCTTTAAGGGTTTCACCGAGATCAAATGGAGGATCTACATGAATCATAATTCTGATTCCTTTCCTAAAAAGGGGTTAAGAGGTTATCTTCTGCAACTTGAAGAAGTTCCGTGGAGAACTAAACTTCAGGTTAGACAGTGTTGAAACAACCGCATTGAATGCCTGGCTATGAATATCGTACTCAGGACCTTCAGATCGAAGGAGAGATGAATCCATAGATTTCAATTCAATGTTATCGTAGTTAAGACCATAACCAACTTCAGCTGGAACAGCAGCTTCCCAAGAAACTTCGATACCGTCAAAGTTGACAGTGTTCTTGAAACCGAGTGCTCGCAACTGGTGTTCGCTAGTGATTTGAATACGTTCGTTCTCATCAATTAGATTGAGGAATTCCATATACAAATCGCGACCCAACATGATATTGGTGATCTGACCATTTTGGCTAGTATTACGCTGAGCGTGAATAATAGCAAAACGCATAACTTCATCACCTTGAGTTGCAAAAGTGTTTCCACTTCCACCAAAGTATGACGATGTAGTATTAACAATCAGCGG